ATCTTTTTCTGATTTCGCTGTTTTGACCTTGTCTGTAAGGTCTACAGATTTTCCCGAAGGTAATATGATTTCAAAACTTGGCATTTTATGCTCCTAAGATCCGCACCATTCCTCGAACGTTTTAAGGGGCGCGCCGTTGCGCGTGATGTCGCCGCCGTTGCCATCGTCGGCGCAGTGCAAATACGTTTCGTAGCGGTTTCGTAACGCGGTCGGCGCGGTTAGCGCCGATTGCGATTGCAATAAATTAGTCCGTATTTCGTCTTTTTTTGTCGGTAGCATTTGTGTTCACCATTTCGGCTTGATTGTGACTTGATGCGGTGCGGATTCGTAAAGAACAATAAATTCGGCCGCGCCGCCAAAAAACTCTGTTAACCAACCGCCGTTCATATCAATGATCGGGCGTTGCGGTGTTCCGGCGACGCGTCTGTGCGTGACGCCAGTTCGTTTGCCGTACCGTGTGACTTCTCGAACGCCGAAGCGCAAAATAATCTTATCGTCGCGAATTTCACAGCTAAACGGCGTCTTGCAAGTGATTCCGCGAGATAAAAGGTTTTTACCTTCTAGCCAGACGCGCGCGTTTCCGCGATTGCGCCCAACTTTGTGTTTGGCGGTATTCGGTAGCATTTTAAGCCCCCAATGCGATGAAGATGAGAAGGATAGTGCCGAGCGCTGACGCGAATGCGACCGTTTCGCCCATGATGATGAAAAAGTCGCGCATCTACTCGACCTCCGAATATAATTTACGATAGTAAGCTCTTCGGAAGTCTTTGGCCTTTCCGTCTACGACTTGCGATCCGTAAACGTCGCCCGTGTCAAAAAACACGCCGTTATATTCTTGGCAAAAATCGGAAGCGACAATTTCTGCGGTTGTCCAGTTTGGCGCGTGTGTGATTAAATAGCGTTTGCCCTGATATTCGGCGGTCACATAGACGGAACGATATGTGGGCTTCAATTGTTCAAGCGTTTGGCGCATCTATTCCACTCCCATCTTGTGGAGTGCGTGGAGAATGCGCGAATGCAATTCGCCGTATGCAATAGCAACGGCAAAGCCGTCATAGGACCAACCGCCTTCCGGCTCGCCTGTGTCGCTAATGAATTCCTCGCCCTCGCTGGTGTCGCAGTTTTGGCAAATGGCGTGAGCCTTGTGGTAATAGATCACGTGCTCGCTGCCGTCGGCATATTCGTGCGCCATGTCGTAAGCATCGCCGCCGTGCTCTTTTATTTCGTCGGCAATGTCGCGTGCCGCAGCTTCGGCATACTGTTGCAACTGGTAGTCGTTCTTTATTGTGTCGGTAGTCATAATCGGAAACCCTTTCTTTCCGTTTGTGATAGCGCCCGTCGACGTTGCCGCGTCGGCGGGCGTGCCTATTATATAACAATATGTGATATTATATGCAACCGCAATATTACCATGACGGTCGTGCATGTCATTTTATTCCGGCGAACCGCCCGAAAATCGGTTATTTATTTATAAAGTGAGGGCGAATGACGACGCAAAGACGCGGTGGCGGTAAGCCGCGCAAGTTTACTGAAAAGGTAAAAAGCGAGATCGTATCGGGCATGGCGTCCGGTCGAACGCTCGCTGATTTGTGCCGCGAACATAAGATCGAGCGGTCTGGCGTTTGGCGAGCGCGTGAAGCCGATCCGAGTTTCGATGCTGCGTTTGAAGCCGCTGGATCGACTGGCGTCTTAGCTTTTCTTGATAAAGCGCGGGAAGACTTGGAAAGCGCCGACGGCCGCGACGATATTCTTAAATGCAAGGAATTGTTACGTCACGCGGAATGGATGGCCGAAAAACGTTTAGCGATGTTCCAACCGGCAACGCGTGTCGAGGCGAGAATTGACGGTCCGATGGTTGTTGGTTGGCAAACCATTGAAGGCGCGGCGACGATTTTATCCGACGATCAAGTCAACGGTCGCGCGCGAACGTTAACTACGGAAAGCCGCGCCGCATTGCCAGCGGCCGAATGATCCGCAAGAAATATTGCGAGCGGCGACCGTAACTTATTGAAACAACAGGCTTTCCGTCAGGTTCCTGACCTGATTACGGCATATTATTGCGGCGATCGTGATGACGGTAGGGGGTGGTCGACCAGGGGTACCCCCGGCGCGGCGCGCGCCACCACATCTGGTCCCATGCTGGGGACGACTGCGACGAGTTTTTGAAAGTTAGCTTGGCGGTCCCCGCACTCCCGTCGAGCGGCGGGGCGGTGTTCCTCTCGCCGCCCCGCTACTTAGAGGTAAGATGGCAAAAGCATCACCGCGAACCGTACAGAATATCACAATTCCGTACACTCCGCGTCCGTTACAAATGGAGTTTCACGAAGCCGCGAAGCGCTTCAACGTCGCGGTCTGCCACCGTCGTTTCGGGAAGACCGTCATGGCGATCAATCATCTGCTTCGCGACATCCTTCTCTGCCCCCATCCACGCGCACAGGGGGCGTACATCGCGCCGACCTACACGGCAGCAAAACGAATTGCGTGGGCGTATTTACGTGAGTATGCGGGCGTCATACCGGGCGTGAAGTTCAACGAGGCCGAGCTTCGCTGCGACCTACCGGACGACCGCCGAATATATTTGTTAGGAGGTGATAGTGCAGACGCGCTGCGGGGCTTGTTCCTCGACAGCGTCGTCCTTGACGAATACGCGGATATGAACAGCCGCCTCTATCCAGAGGTCATACGCCCTGCCCTTGCGGACAGACTGGGCAAGTGTCTCTGGATTGGAACGCCCCGCGGCGACAATCAGTTCAAGGAGATATACGACCACGCCTTGGAACAGCAGGGCGAGGGCAACGGGGATTGGTTCACGATGCGCTTCAAGGCATCGGAGACCGGCATCCTGCGTGAAGCTGAACTGGAAGCCGCTCGTCAGACGATGGACGAGAGCCAGTATCAGCAGGAGTTTGAATGTAGTTGGTCAGCCGCATTGGTCGGCAGCTACTACGGTGCGGCGTTAGACTTGGCTGAGACCGACAATCGGATAACGAGCGTTCCGTTCGATCCGAATCTCAAGGTATCGGTCAGCTTCGACTTAGGCGTTGCAGACAGTACAGCAATCTGGTTCAGCCAGGAGTATCAAAGAACGGGTGAAGTCAGGCTGATCGATTACTACGAAGCCAGCGGCGAGGGGCTGCATCACTACGTTAGGGAGTTAAACAACCGCCCTTATCATTATGAGCGGTTCTACTTCCCGCACGACATCATGGTCCGTGAGTTGGGCAGCGGCAGCAGCCGGTATGAAATGTTACTGGGGTTGGGTGTTCGCCCGACTGTGGTTGCGAAGCTGAAGGTACAGGACGGCATCGAGGCGGTGCGCGGTTTGCTGCCGCGTTGCTGGTTTGACCGCAAGCGTTGCGCGCAGGGTCTGAAGTATCTGCGGGCGTATCACCGGGCATGGGATGCCCGCAAGAATGATTGGCGGGATCGTCCTAATCACGACCACAGCAGCCACGCTGCGGATAGTTTCAGATATCTGGCGGTTGGCCTGCGCGATGCGGATGAGGACGAGAGCATCAAAATGATGTCCCGCACGCAACGTATGGGCGATGGGCGTCCGGTGATTATGACGGATTATGCCGACAGCTTCGCTTGAGCCGGTCACATATGCTGACGCTGCTTACATCTCGCGAAGGCTTCGGGAATGGGACGCCAGGGAGATCATGCCGCTGGTACGCGGTGGCGCGGAGGACTTGGCGCTTCTGGCGTCGGCAAGTCACTACGGCCGTGCAGCGCTGTATGACAATGAGCCGGTAGCGGTCTTTGGTGCAACGGAGACAGTGCCAGCAGTATGGCAAGTGTTCATGTTCGCGACGGACAAATGGCCGAAGGTGGCGTTGTCGGTCACGCGACACATTAGGAAAGTGATGATTCCGATCTTGTACGACACTGGTGCGAACCGCGCCGAGTGTCGGTCACATGCAGATTATAAGTGGGCGCATCGTTGGTTGCAGACCTTGGGCGCTCGTCAGGAAGCAGAGTTCAAAGAGTATGGGCCGCAGCGTGAGACGTATCTTCTCTTCGCTTGGCGCAGATCGTTTTACGAGGATTGACCATGTGTGTTTTTAGCAGTCCAAGTCCACCCCCCGCACCACCTCCGCCGCCTCCACCACCTCCGCCTCCCACGCGGGATGATCCGGAAGTAAACGCGGCAGCGGATGCTGCGCGTCGTCGGCGTCGGTTAGCGCGCGGCCGTGCAGCGACATTGCTGACCGGCGGTCAGGGTGTGACGGAAGAGGCGAACGTCGGACAGAAAACATTGCTGGGTCAGTAATGGTCAGCAAAGCAAAGATGGCGTGCAACAAGCCGAGGCGCACGCCGGGTGCCAGCAAGAAGTTTGTTGTGAAAGCCTGCCAGGGCGGCACCCAAAAACTCATTCGTTATGGCGATCCGAATATGAAGATTCGGAAGAGCAACCCGAAGGCACGCAAGAGCTTCCGGGCGCGGCACAAGTGCGACACTGCTGCGACGAAGAAAAACAAGTTGTCTGCACGTTACTGGTCTTGTCGGAATTGGTGATGCCAAAAGATGCGTGTTATCGAAAAGTCAAAGCCCGTTACAAAGTCTTTCCAAGCGCATATGCAAGCGGCGCTATCGCAAAATGTAGGAAAGTCGGCGCAAAGAACTGGGGCAACTCTACAAAGAAGCGTCGAAAGAAATCCTGATGGCTGTCAGGAAAACGAAAGAGGGCGCGAACCTAAAGCGCTGGTTCAAAGAACAATGGGTAGATGTTCGGACTGGCAAGCCATGCGGGCGTCAGAAGGGTGAGAAGCGCGGGACGCCGTATTGTCGTCCGAGTAGGCGCGTAAGCAGCAAAACGCCAAAGACTGCTGGCGAAATGTCTGCATCTGAAAAGCGAAAGAAGATTGCAGAGAAGAAGCGGTTGGGTCAGCCAGCCGGTAAGCCTCGTCGTGTTTCCGCAGCGAAGCGGAAAAAGAAGTAACCCAAATAGGAGATAGAGATGCCCGGTCATTACGGAAAGAACGGAATGAAAAAGAAGCCCATGAACAAGGGCGCGGTGAAGCCGATGAAGAAGGCAAAGAAAAAGAAGAAGTAGATGTGTACGCCCGAAGCATATCAACAGGTAACGAGCGGCATGATGCGCCCGCAGAGCGCGGGTAAGAAGCCGCCGCAATCGTCCTTGGGTGCGCGACTGGATCAGGCGCAGCGTTCCGCAATGTCTACTTCGGGCGGCGGAACGTACCAAGGCCGCACCATTATGCAGGGTGTTCCTCGCAACACAGACGTCGCTGCTATACGGCAGACGACGATGCTGGGGGTTTAATGGACTTTCAAGACACGGACGCGATCTTCAAACGCTACGAGCGAATGAAGAGCAATCGCGGCACATGGGAATCGCACTGGGAAGAGATTGCAGAACGAGTACTGCCCCGGTCAGCAGAGTTTACTGGCGACCGCACGGCTGGCGACAAAAGAACCCAGAAAGTATTCGATGCCACAAGCGCGCTTGCATTGGAGCGTTTTGCCGCTGCCGTCGAAAGTTTGCTGACGCCGCGCGGCGCAAAGTGGCACACGCTCAGAGCGAGCGACATGGACTTGAACCAGATACCCGAGGTGGCTGGTTACTTTGATGCTGTAGAGAATATTCTATTTCATTATCGCTACGCCCCGCGCAGTAACTTCTCATCGCAGATGCATGAGAGCTACATGTCGTTGGGGGCGTTCGGCACGGGCGGCGTCTACATAGATGAGATGGCGACGGAAGGCTTCCGGTATCGCTCTGTGCATCTTGCCGACATGTATATTGCGGAGAACGAACACGGCATCATCGATACTGTTTATCGACGCATGAACTGCACCGCGCGTCAGGCGGTCATGATGTTCCCTGACGGCAACTTCTCAAAGGAGTTGACGGACAAGGCAGACGACAATCCGGACGAGCGTGTAGAGTTGATCCACGTTGTCGCGCCCCGCAGTGATCGTGATACATCCAAGCGTACCCGCGAGAACATGGAGTTTGGCAGCGGGTACTATGAGGTGAAGACGAAGTCGCTGATTGAAGAGGGCGGGTTTACCAACTTCCCCTACGTCATCAGCCGCTACGTTACGACATCGCGTGAGGTATACGGCCGCTCACCAGCCATGCTGGTCTTGCCAGACATCAAAATGTTGAACCAGATGTCTCGCGTTACGATCCGCGCGGGTGAGAAGGTTGTCGATCCGCCCCTGTTGATTGCGGACGACGGCGTCATCTTGCCGGTCAATACGCGTGCAGGCGGTGCAACGTTTGCACGATTAGACGGACGGCAGCAGCCGCCGATACAGCCGTTAAACACGGGCGGCCGTCCTGACATTGGCGAGGAGATGATGGAGCGGCGGCGTCGCACGATCAACGACGCGTTCCTTGTCACGCTGTTTCAGATACTTGTCGACAGCCCACAAATGACGGCGACCGAAGTGTTGCAACGCGCCCAGGAGAAGGGTGCCTTGTTAGCGCCTACCGTGGGTCGCCAACAGTCAGAGATGCTTGGGCCGCTTATCGAACGTGAGATTACGATCCTTGCTGACCAAGGACTGCTGCCACCTGTACCGGAAGCGTTGCAGGATGCGGAGTACAAGATCGAGTATGTCAGTCCGTTGTCTCGCGCGATGAAGAGTGAAGAGGGCGTGGGCATCTTGCGGACGCTAGAGATGGTGCAGCCGATTGCAGCGGTGGACCCAAGCGTCATGGACAACTTTGACTTTGATGAGATCACGCGTGTGTTGGCCGATGTGAACGGCGTTCCACAGCGTATCCTCAAGAGTCCGGATAACATCGATGCCCAGCGACAAGCGCGGGCGCAGCAAGAACAGACGCAGCAGTTATTGGCCGCGGCTCCGCAGGCTGCTGATGCTGCACTGAAGGTGAGTCAGATCAGTCAGGCTGCACAACGTTGACGACACAGCGACAGCTAATTGAAGCCTATCGGCATGTGTTTATGGCAGTGCCGGAAGGTCAAGTGGTGTTGCGGGATATGATGAAAGCCTCTGGCCTGTTTACGGTCACAGGCGTCCGCAGCCCCGAAGAGGTTCAGCATCTGGAAGGAACGCGCGACATGGTACGTCGCATCATTTCGTTCCTAAGTCTTGATGACGAACAGGTAATGAAAATTGGAATAGGAGTTATCGATGAGTGAGGAAGGGTCCGTTCTTGCAACGGGTAACCCTGTAGAGACACAGGGCGAAGAGGAAGTTGCAGCGGTTGCTGCAACGTCAGAATTAACATCACCCGAGTGGGTCAGCGACGAATACAGATCGTTCGTTGACAACAAGGGTTGGAAGAGTGCGGACGACGCATTGAAGTCTTATGTCAATCTGGAAAGGCAGATTGGTCAGGACCGCGTAGCGCTTCCCAGCGAGGGCGACGATGTCGCTAACTGGGAAGGGTGGTCGCGGTTAGGAACACCGGAGACGGCAGACGGCTACGAGTTAAACGTTCCGCAAGGGTACGAAGATTATTCGTCAGACCTGTCCGATTGGTTCCGTCAAGAAGCGCACGCGGCAAAGCTGCCAGCGCATATGGCACAGCGTCTTCACGATGCATATGTGCAACGCATGATGGATGGTCAGTCCGACGCGGTGTTGGATCAGCAGCGCCAGTTCGAGGACTGGGGCAACGAGATGAAGAAGGAGTATGGCACGGCATACGACGAGAAGGTTGGTATGGCTCGTCGTGCTGTTCGCGCTTTTGGCTCCGATCAATTGTCAGACTTGTTGAACAACACAGGTCTTGGCAATCATCCGGAAATGATCCGCGCGTTTGCCAAGATCGGTGCAGAACTTAGCACCAGCAACCAGTTCAAGGACGCGGAAGAAGCTGGGTCATTTGGAATGACGCCAGAAGATGCCCGCGCAGAGATTGCAAGAATTCGGAGCCACCCAGGCTTGATGGACAAGGGAGACCCTGAGAACCGCGTTCTGAACGAGCGTCTTACTCAGTTGTATGAACTTGCCAATCCCGAGTAGCGGATAAGGCGAAAGCCCCCGCAGAGACACGCCGGAGAGACGGCGACCAAAGACGTGCCGGGTTACCGATAACACGTTGCCAACCCCTGTTTAAACCTTAACGCTAGGAGAAGCACATGTCTGTGCAAATTACTACGGCGTTCGTTGAACAGTATCGGGGTAATGTCGAACATCTCGTTCAGCAGAAAGGTTCGCGTTTGCGTGACACGGTTCGTCTTGAAACGGTCACCGGCAAGAATGCTTTCTTTGAGCAACTGGGTTCGACAACCGCCTCGAAACGGACGAGCCGCCACAGCGACACTCCCAGACTAGATGTACCCCACGCAAGGCGTCGGGTATCGCTAGTCGACTATGACTGGGCCGACCTTATCGATTCCGAGGATAAAATTCGGACTTTGATCGATCCGGCCGGACCTTATGCCGAAAACGCGGCCTTCGCTTTGGGACGCGCGATGGATGATGAAATCATTGAAGCTGCTGATGGCACTGCCTTCACTGGCGTCGATGGATCAACGTCTACGGCTTTCGATACGAACAACGTTGTCGACGTTCAAGTCGGCGGCAGTTCTTCTGATGTTGGATTGAACGTGGCAAAGCTACGCGCCGCAAAAGAAATCCTCGACGCATCGGATATCGATCCGGAAATCGAACGGTACTGCCTCGTCAACGCCAAACAGCTTAAAAACCTGTTGGGTGAGACGGAAATATCGAGTTCGGATTTCAACACCGTGAAGGCGTTAGTTCAAGGTGAAGTGGATACATTTTTGTCGTTTTCCTTCATCCGTACACAACGCATTGGTGTTGATACCAACAGTGACCACAAGGTTCTGTTCTACGCCAAGCCGGGCATTTGCCTTGCTGTTGGTGCAGAGCCGACTGTCCGCATAAGTGAGCGTGACGATAAAAATTATGCCCAGCAAGTTTTTGCGAGCATGACTATCGGAGCGACGCGTATGCAGGAAGACCTTGTCGGTTACATTGAATGTGACCCGAGCTAGGAGGATTAGACCATGGGTACGAAAAACTCCACGCTCATTAGCAACTTTGAAGCTACACCCCCTGTGATGAACGATGTCTCTCTGCTGCATGGCGTTATGCGTGTAGCCCAGGGAACCATCGCTCTAGGCACTGGAGACAGCGATAACGATGATATCGTGATGTTGGCTCCCATTCCCTCGAACGCGACTGTCGCGCACATCTTTATCGCCTCTGATACCTTTGGCGGTAGCTGTACTTTCAACGTGGGCATCTACACAGATGCCGGTGTTGTCAAAGACGAAGATGTTTTTGCCACAGCGGTTGCTGACGCGGCTGCTATGGCAGACGTTCGCTTTGAGGCGGCAGACATCAACACTGCCGGTCAAAAGATGTATCAACTTGCTGGGGATTCGACTGACCCTGGCGGGTACTACTACATCGCTGCCACCATGGCAGCAGCAGGCGGTACTGCCGGTGATATGAGTTTTATCATTCACTACACCGTCTCGTAATTGATGAGGGGGGCTTCGGCCCCCCTCTTCTTTTGAGGTTCAAATGGCTTCCACGACATTCGTAAGTATCAGCAATCGTGCGCTGACGTTTTTGGGCGCACAACCAATCACATCGCTGGAAGACGACACAAAGGAAGCACGCGCTTGTAACCGTATGTTTGAGCAATCGCGCGACCAAGTGCTTCGCAGTCATGCGTGGAACTTTGCAGTTAAGCGTGCTTCGCTTGCTGCAAATACGACGGCACCGATTTGGGAATACACCAATGCATTTGATTGGCCGTCTGATTGTCTGCGTGTAATCGAATGCAATACGCTCGAAGAGTGGGCGATTGAAGGTCGATCAATCGTCAGTAACGCAGCCGCTCCACTTGAAATAATATACATCAGCGAAGTGACGGACCCGACGTTGTTCGACGCGTTGTTCGTTGAAACTTACGCTCTGCGTCTTGCTGCCGATATTGCCTACGAGATTACAGCGAGCCAGCAAATCCTGTCGAATATGGAAGAACTTTATCGTCGCAAGATTGCAGACGCGCGCGTTGTTGACGCGCAAGAAGCGCAGCCTGTGGACGAAACAGACTTCTTGGAATCCAGAATTTAGATGTCGCGCGTCACTGCAATACAAACGAACTTTACCGCAGGGCAGCTATCCCCGCGCTTGTTCGGCCGTGTTGATCTTAGCAAGTACGCCAACGGTGCTGCGGAAATCACAAATCTGATTGTGCAGCCCCACGGCGGCGTGACGCGACGGCCCGGCACAAAGTTCATCAATGAGGTAAAGACCAGCAGTGCCAAAACAAAACTGCTACCTTTCGAGTTTAGCACGGTGCAGGCGTATTGCGTGGAAGCGGGCAACCAATACTTTCGGTTCTTCAAGGATCAGGGTGTCATCCTTGAAGCAAACAAAACGATTAGCGGACTGACAAAAGCAAACCCTGGTGTTGTGACAGCGACAAGCCACGGGTTCAGCAATGGCGATCTTGTCTTCATCTCATCCGTCGGTGGTATGACGGAAGTTAATAACAAATATTTCAAGGTCGCCAACAAAGGAACGAACACTTTTGAACTGCAAGATGTGGACGGTAACAACGTCAACACATCAGGGTTCACGACATATACCAGCGGCGGCACAGCAGCGCGCGTTGTTGAGATAGCAACCCCCTACGCAACCGCTGATCTGTTCTCCATCCAGTACGCGCAAACGGCAGACGTTATGTACTTGGTGCATCCGTCTTACGCACCGCGCAAGCTGTCGCGCACAAGCCATACCAACTGGACGTTGACCGAAGTCGATCTGCAAGATGGTCCGTATCTTGATGAGAATATAACGACAACGACACTTGACAGTGACGGCACAACCGGTAGCGTCACAATCACAGCTTCTGCGGTAACAGGCATCAATGGCGGTGATGGTTTTCTGTCAACGGATGTCGGTCGGCTGATCCGCATCGGGCATCAGGCAAGTGAATGGTCTGGATCTGCATCCTTCAGCGTCGGCGACATTCGTCGTAACAGCGGCAACGTTTACGAGTGTATTAAAGCGGGAACGTCCGCTAGTTCGGGTGGTCCAAGCGGTGAACTTGATTCGATTGTTGATGGAAGTGTCAGTTGGAAGTTCATAGACGACGGCGGCATTCATCATGGCAACGCAACGATAACGGCCGTCAACTCAACAACTGAGGTCGCCGCAACCGTCAACAAAAACTTTGCCGCGCACACAGCAGAGACCCGGTGGAGTTTGGGAGCGTTTAGCAGCACGACCGGCTTCCCATCAGCCGTGGCATTCTTTGAGCAACGATTATTCTTTGCTGGCACGACAGACCAACCGCAGACAATCTTTGCCAGCCGCAGCGGCGACTTTGAAAACTTTGCACCGTCAGCGTTAGACGATGGTGCGATTACGGTTACGATTGCAACCGATCAGGTCAACTCTATCCGCTGGCTGTCGCCCGGTCAGAAGATGGCAATCGGTACCGCAGGCGGCGAGTTTACGTTTTCGTCGTCAGGTAATGAAGAGGCTGTGACGCCAACAAACCTACGCGTGCTGCGGCAGGGTACAAGAGGCGTTCACGCAACGCGGCCGGTTCGCATTGATAACCGCGTACTGTTTATTCAGTTTCACCAGCGCAAGCTGCGTGAGTTGGCTTTTGATTTTGCGTCAGACAGTTTTGTCTCACCTGACTTGACGATCTTGTCCGAGAACGTATCCGGCGATGGTCTTGTTGAGATGACGTTTCAACAGGAGCCAGACAGCGTTATCTGGGCAGCGCGCGACGATGGGCGTTTGGCTGGCTTAACATATCTACGCGATCAAGAAGTTGTCGCATGGCATGAGCATGTCATCGGCGGAAACATTTCAAGCAGTTTCAACTCAGCCAGTTCTGTCGCAAGCAATCAAATTACAATTAGCAGTCATGGGTATTCGACGGGAGACGCCGTTGTCTATGACGCAGCGGGTGGTGAAGTTGTCGGCGGATTGACAGATGGACAAACGTATTTTGTTTTCGTCGTAGACAGCAACACTATCAGTTTAGCGGCAAGCGTAGCCCAATCAGAAATCGGTGCGGTCATTACGCTGGCGGATGCGTCAAGCGCTTCAACGCAATTTTTGAAGCAAGACGCAAAAGTAGAAACAGTCACAAGCATCTCCGGTACGAATGAAGATGAACTGTGGATGATTGTGCAGCGAACCGTTAACGGTGTAACGCGTCGATATGTGGAGGTGCTGACAACTAAGTTCGATACGTTTCGCGGTAGCACAAAGGTTGGTTCCGTTTTTGTGGACAGCAGCCTAACGTATGATGGGACTGCTACCAGCACACTAAGTGGTCTTGACCATTTAGAAGCAGAGACGGTTTCAATTTTGGGTAATGGCTCTGTTTATGCTGACCGCGCTGTCAGCAGCGGCGCAATAACTTCAATCTCGCCAACTGTGACCCGCGCGTCTGTTGGGCTTCCATATACGTCAACATTGAAAACGTTACGCCCCGAAAAGGGTGGCGACGACGGCAGCGCGCAGGGGCGGCCGAAGCGGGTGTTTGAAACGACCTTTCGCTTCCTCGACACGCTTGGCGCTGAATATGCGCCAGGAACCAGTACCAGTTTTGACACGGTGCAATTCCGAGAAGGTTCAACGCCAATGGATATATCACCCGCCTTATTCAGCGGTGATAAGACTGTGCAGTTCCACGGCAGTTGGGAGACTGAAGGTCAAGTGCAAGTGCGGCAGACGCAGCCGCTTCCGTTTGAATTAACCTCCATTGTCACGCGCATCGTGACGCATTCGGGGTAGTCAATGTGTGAGCCAACGACAGCCGCTATAGCGTTAAGTGCTGTTGGCACAGCCGTCAGCGCTTACGGCCAGTACCAGCAGGGCAAGGCGCAAGAAGCAAATTTGAAATATCAAGCGCGTTTGCAAGAGTACAATGCGAAGGTTGCCGAGAATAACGCCATCCTAGCGCGTCAAGCAGCAGAAGCTGATGCAGATACTATTGACCGTCAAAGAAAGGTTGCGCTGGCGAAACAGGCGGCGGGCTTCGCGGCAGCGGGTGTAACGATTAACGAAGGCAGCACTCTTGATGTGTTGGGCGACACGGCGGCTGAATTTGAGATGGACAGGCTCAACCGATTGCATCAAGGGCAACTGGGTGCAAACGCGGCAACCATACAAGCTCAACAAGACCGCGCAAATGCCGTGGGTTTATTGGCGCAGGGCAGGCAAGCCGCAGCGGCTGGGCGCACAGCAGCGTTCGGAACTGTGTTGGCAGGCGGTGCAAAATTAGCTGGCAACATTCCGTCGTCCTCACCGACGCCAAGTGTGCGAACAGTTCCTGTTCCCGGTCCTCTTAGCGCTGCGTCTGGCGTAAGCATGTTCCCCAGCGCTGGCCCACCATAGGAAAACAATGGCGAAAATACCTACATACACATCGCGCGCGGCGGCTGCGTCAACGTCTGGTATTCCTCGTGCGTCGGGCATTCCGTTTCGTGACTTTGCGTCACCTGGAATAATCGAAGCCGGGAAACAAATCGGCGCTATCGCAGATCAACTTCTTCAGTCGGCAGAAGATGATGCGGTCGGGCAAGCGACGTTGAATGCGACGTTGAAGTTGAATGATCTGCAAATGGAATTGCAGACAATGGACCCGATGCAAGCGGTATCATCTTTTGATGATCGTGCGAATGCAATTCTCGAAGAAGCGGGTGGCGGATTAAGCAGCAACGCTGCAAGTCGCTTTCGCAACTCAATGCGTCGTGAGTTTGCGTCTAAAAAGATTGCCGTGCAAAAAGACGGCATTACGCGCGGCCGACAAAAGCTGGAAGCAAACCTTGTGTCGCGCATGGCGGGGCTGGCTTCATCGGCGCAAGCTGGTGACAACGACACGATCTACCAGCAACGGGCTGACGAGGCGCGTCAAGCAATTGACGAGGCCATCGCCAACCGCGTCATCGCAGCAGATGCTGGCGAGCGTTACTATCAGAAATATTTGAACGATGCAGACAGCGCCCGTGCGTCATTCGACATGCAATCTGATCCAGATGCGTTTGTTCAAAACATCGCAAGTGGAAAGTATTTACCAAGCCTGACAGGTGAACAGCGCGCAAGATTGCAAAAGCAAGGTAATGAAATATTAGAGCGTCGAGCGCGCACAGCAGAAACAAAAAGAAAAGCGGCAGAGAGAAAAGTTATTAAAAACGCAGATACCGCTTTGAAAGTTGTTGTGGCTGGTGGGGATTACAACAAGGTCGCCCAAGATTTAGACCCCGATATGCTTCGCATGAATATCCAAGATCAAGACGAAGCAGAACGTATTATTGAATTAACGCAGGACGCTGTTGCGGGTGCGGAAATTCAAAACGATTTGCACAATCGATCAGGCGCAGAAATAGCGGACATACTATCCACATCAGCGGGTGACATAGACGCAAACGTTTCTCCGGAGTTGCAACTACAGAATTTAGAGCAGGACAAGCGGTTACGAGTTGCAGCGGCGAAAGTATTAAAAGCCCGCCAAGAGGACGCTGGTCGGGAAGCGCTCCGCAATGACGCGGTCAAGGAAGCATACCAAGACTTTCGGCAGTCGTTTATGTCAGACGATACTGAAGCAGCGGGCGTAATGTATCGCAATTATGCTTTCGTTCGCGATGCTGAATACGACCGGCTGGGCATCAATCCACAAGACCGGCGATTGCTGCCGAATAGTATGGCTGAAGAACAAGCCGATTTGTTTAAAAGCGGTAATCTTACACCAGCAGAAGCAGGGCAACGCATGAAGATGTTGCGTCAGACAATGGGCGACGACTGGCCCATGGCTCTGAACGAAATGCAAAAGTTTAAGATGCCAAAAACTGCTACGAAGTTAATGGTGGTAGACGACGACAATATCCGTACCCGCATGATCCGATCAGACAGGGACGGCGGTTTTGAGGAAGTGGCAAAAAGATTTGGTTTAAAAAAATCTGACTTTGATAAAAAAATAGTCAATACAACGCAGAAGTTTATGCAAGCGGCAGACCGTGTTGGCTTTGCTATGGCAGGCGGTATACAAGACGCCGTTAAGTCTGTTGCCTTGGACATGCTGTTTTACGGTGATGAAGACTCTGCTAATTCCGCAATTGAGTCAGCATATGATCTTGTCGTCACCAAGCAATATGCGGTCGTCGATGAGGAACGGTTGCGCGGCATCGTACCGCGTGACCAGTTTGAACAGGTCGATAATACGGCGCGTTTAAACGCAGGGTTGATGCATTGGTTTGAAGAAAACTCTGACTTCGTTTTTCATCCAAACAATCAGCCAACGTTTCAAGCTGGCGTTACGGTGCAGAAAGCACAAAGCATCACTTTCGACTTAGTTCGACAAGCTTCTATGTGGCGGCTAACCCCGGACGGCAGCGCCGCAGAATTACATGTTGGCGACAACAAAGCGTTTGATGTCGAGGGTAACCCCGTCCGCGTATCTATAGATGAAGCGATGCAATTGTTTGATCGTCGTGTAGAAGCGCGACAATTGGGAGGACGCGGCATGGGCAGAGGCGACCAATAATGCCTCAACAATTTCCCTCACCGCTGTCGAATAAAATACGACCGTTTGACGCGCAGTTCGACATAAGCACCACTGCGGGTGCCGCGTTCCGCGATGCGTGGGAGACCAACCCGTTTGTATCGGCGCTGACATCTTCAGAATTGAATGAGGCGCGCGGCCTTGGTGATGCCGTCTTCATTATTAACAAAGAAGACAAGATACGGCGGCGGTTAGAAGAAGATCCTGACAATTACCCAATACTGTCATTAGAGGAGCAACAAGAACAGATCGACGCTGCCGATCTGACCAAGGTACTCAAGCCGGAGTTCGGAGAGACGCAAGAAAGTCTGGATATGATCATCCGGATGAAACAGGAAGAGCTTGCGCGGCAGACCGTCATATCAATGGGCAAGGATGGTTTTGCTGCTGGCGCGGCGAACATCGGTGCCGGTTTTGCGGCAAGTCTGCTTGACCCAGTCAATCTTGCCGCTGGTTTCGTACCAATCGTCGGACCCGCAAGATACGCTGGATTGTTAGCGCGACAAGCGACAACAGCCAGACGGTTTGGCTTAAGGGCAGCGACAGGTGCCGCAGAAGGCGCAGCAGCAACGGGATTAGTAGAAATTCCGGTCTTACTTACTACGGCCGACCGGCAAGCTGACTATGACATCTACGACACGTTCGCCAACCTAGCATTCGGTACTGTGCTGGGCGGCGGCATCCACGGTGTTGGCGGTTACTTCAAAGACAAGATATCGCCAAGCATCAACGCGCGAACGGTGATGCAAAGTATCGACAATGCTGCACCGGAAGCGCGGCAGGCTGCATTCAATGGCGCAATGGGCCAAATGGCAGGAGGTAGAGTTGTTAGAGGTATTGACTTCATTCTGCGCGACAGCGTGGAAACAAGTTCAGCGGTTGGCCGCGTTCTTGATGCGCGCGATCCGCTGGACATGGACGCAGTGTTGCGCGCTGGTCAGGAAGATACGGGACCGCGTGTTCTCCCAAAACACATAAACGAAGGCGAACCGCAGCCGGGGTTCCCTGTTATTGCCAGCGACCGGGTTATAAAGAGACAAGCGCGGGCGCAAAAACTTGCGGATGATTTACGGGCAGAGGGTTTCGACGCTACCGTCCGACAGGTAGACGGCGGGTTTGAGGTAGATGTAAATGTCGAAACCAATATCTTCGCCCGCACACCAGACGGAGCGTATCTATCGTTCCGCGACAGGAAGCGCGCCAACAAAGCGCGCACGCGATTGAAGAAAGAAGGCGCGCTGGAAGAAGCAGCAGTCGTCAAGATTGGAGACGAGTTCTTCATCATTGATGCGAGCAACAAACGTGCTGCTGATCTTGTAACCAAAAATGCCGACAGCATCGACCTTCCAATGGAAGTGCCAGGGATTAAAACAGATGCTGTCGCAGAAGGGTCAGCGTTTTCGCTGCCATCCGCACCGCGCATCATACCGGACATTGAGTATGGCTTAGATCAAGTCCGCCTGTCTCAAGCGCCCGAAAACAGAATATTTGATCTGCAAGAAAGAGAAGCGCAGCAGCGCGTTGATAACATGGAGCCGACGCTAGTAGAGCGATACGACGAGGCGGCGGCTACGCGCGAGACAGATGAACTGCTGGTAGAGGTAGAGCGGTTGAAAGCAGAAAACGCCGACGATCCGCTGTTGTCCGAGGCTGTTTAAATAAGCGAGCGAGAGCTTGCTGACGGTGATGAGATTATTGCAAACACGCGCCAAACGTCTGACGGCTTCCGGCAGGCAGCAACGTGTATTCTTGGCGGGGTTGATTGATGCCAACGTTTAGAGAATGCGTTTCAACGATTCGGCAAGCCGCGCCAAATTTGTCGGAGCAACAGGCGCAAGAGTTGTTTGATGAAGTCAATGACATCTACGAGGGGCTGAAGGCCGACGGCAACGTTGCTGACTTGGAAGCAGAGTTGACGCGCGCTGTTGAAAAACGCGTTGGAGAAGAAGAGCGGGCCGCAATCAACGAGAAGCGTATGCGCGCTCTCAACTACAAAACGCGTATGCGCTTCATTCAAAAGCTGCGGCAAGTTCCAGACAAGGATGTGCCGCGCTTTTTGGAAAGCATCCTTGCCGGTGAGTACGGCAACAGCCCGTACAAAACTTCTATAGAGCGCACGTTCCGCGCGTTAGAACGTGACACGTTCAGCGTGTTCCTGCGTGACATTGAGAAAGAGGGCTTGGACCGCAGTCAGGCAATCAGCTTTTTACGCCGTTCTGAAAACGGTGAGTTGCTGATGCGCGAAAGTTATGAGCCGGGAAGCACCGGCAACGATACAGCGCGCATCATAGCGGAAGCGATGGAGAGTGCGAACGAGCGTCTGCGGAAGATGGCGAACAAGCATGGCGCTGACATCGCGCGGATACCGGGCTATCTGGTCAAGCAGACGCATGACAACATCAAGGTCAAACGGGCGGGAGTGCAACAATGGACGGACGACATTTTGCCGCTGCTGGATGAAGAGCGCACGTTCGGTGTGAGGGGTCTGGACGATGCGGCGAAACGCAAGCATCTGGAAAGTTCTTGGGGCACTCTTCTTGAAGGCAGGCGCGATGACAGTATCAGAGATGTCAAGGATATGTCTGACCCGCCAGGATACAAGGGACCGGGCAACTTAGCGAAGAAGCTGGGGCATCATCGGTCACTGCACTTCAAAGACGGCCAGTCAGCTTGGAAGTACATGAAGGATTACGGGTTACCGGATGTCGGTACATCGTTCTTCGGCGGCGTGGATATGATGTCGCGCAATATTGCAACGTTGCAGCATCTCGGACCTAACCCGAAATTTATGTTAGATGAGTTTGTTAGACGTGCCGCTGATAGATTACCTCGCGAAGATCGTTCTAAAATAGACAAAATTTATATCGACAGACTGTATGATGAAGTAACTGGTGTCGGTTCTATCTTGCCGGAATACGACACAAAAGGTTGGCGCATCGCGCGCGGAATGAATTGGGCAAAGAACCTGTCTAACTCTGCGCTGCTTGGCGGCACTGTGCTGACCAGCGTTGCAGACTTGGGCACTGCTGCGGTTCGTCTCAACGAAGTTGGTGTTTCGTTTCTCAACTCACATGCGGCAGTTGTCGGCGGCATACTGCGCGGCCGTCGCAGCGGTGAGATGCGCGAAGTGGCCGACAGCATCGGTCTTGGAATTGACAGTCTGATAAGTGGTGTGCAATCGCGCTGGACCGGCAACGACGGTATCAACGGACAGGGCTCACAGCTTGTTAGCACTGTGATGCGGATTACAGGTATGAACTGGTTGAACGACACGATGAAAACATCGGTTGTTTTGACCATGTCCAACTACATCGCAAAGCAAGCGGGCAAATCGTTCGATGACATTCATCCATCGCTGCGGCGTGAGATGTCTGCTTACGGCATAACGGCCGAAGACTTTGCATCGATTACTGCTGCTGTCCGCGACATTGACGGTAAAAAATATATCGACGTAGATCAGATCGGCGACGGCGAAACTGCTTCACGCATACAGGAGTTTTTGGGTGGGTTTGCAGACAGCGCGATCTTGACGCCCGGTTCGAGAACAAATGCGTTAATACGAGGTGCTGGTGAGCGAGGTTCAGTAACCACAGAAATGCGAATGGTGTTCTTTAACCTCAAATCATACAGCGTTGCGTTTTATCAAGACATCTTGTCTCGCGCTTGGAGTAGCGGTGGTGCCGGTGTTGGGTTAGGGCTGCACCTCATCTTGAGCATGACCGTCTATGGTCACATTGCTAATTTATTAAAAGACACAGCCGCTGGGAAAGAACCGCGTGAACTTTCTGTTGAAAACTTCCCCAAGGTTTTTGCGGACGCGTTTCTGACAGCGGGTGGTGTTGGGTTTTATGGCGATTTGTTGATCGGCGCTCTTGGCGAGCAACGCTTCGGTGTTGGCATTGCGGAAGCAGTTGGCGGTCCTGTTTTAGGAAACGCAATACGATCAGCTAGAGCGCTTCGCGATCTTGGTGAATACGCTCTTGGTGATGATGAAGCATTAGACCGCGCCCTTTATAAAGGCATGAAAACAACAAAACAGATGATACCGGGGGCCAATATTTTCTACACCAGAATGGCACTGGATTATTTGTTTTTCTGGGAGATGTCCGAATACCTGCGCCCTGGTTGGGCGCAAAGTTTTGAAGACAGGGTGCGAGAAGAAACCGGGCAAGAGTTTTATCTGAAGCCCACCGAATCCGTCTATGGCGGTTTAGTTAATTAGGAAATCCAAATGGCTGTATCTTCGACCGCGACGGTCGTTTCCTACACAGGGAACGGCAGCACGACCTCGTTTGCCGTAACCTTCCCCTTCCAAGGAACAGGTTCGGCAGCAGAACTGGAAGTTGTCCAACGAACCATTGCAACGGGTGCAGAGACGACGCTGTCTTACACGACGCATTATACGGTGACGGGCGGCAGCGGCAGCACCGGCACTGTTGTAATGGCATCGGCTCCGGCCGATACGGTGCAAATACACATCCGACGGACGACGACCAGAACACAGACCGTCGATTACACGGCGAACGATCCGTTCCCTGCCGATACGCATGAGCTTGCGCTCGACCGTCTTGCGATGGGTATGCATGAGATACAGGAGGAGTTGGACCGCAGCTTCAAGGTTTCGCGCACCAACAGCATCACAACGCCAGAGTTTGTTGACGACGCGTCTACGCGAGCAAGCAAGTTGCTTGGGTTCTCGTCTGACGGTAACACGCTGGAAGCAACGACGGGGCGTGTAAACAGCGCATCGGCAACCGCATCTTCTGTAAGCCCCGGCGGATCACCAACGGCATCAGTCACGTTTACTGCGTCCACCGGTGCGCTTGCGTTCGCCTTGGGTATCCCCACGGGCGCAACAGGCAGCACGGGCGCAGCCGGTGCCGATGGCGTGTTCTCTGCTATCGCATCGCAAAGCGAGGCCGAAACGGGCACCGATAACACCAAGGGCATGACGGCGCTGCGGGTTAAACAAGCCGTAGACAGTTATGGCATTTTGGCAACCGACATCGGAACGACTGTTCAAGCGTTCGACGCTGACACGCTCAAAGCGGACACTGCCGATGAGCTTACGGCAGGCTTTAGCTCAGCGGCTGTTGATAGCGGGACCAAAAGCAGTGGGACGTTTACCCCGAGCCCGGACACCGGCAACTTCCAGCACTTCACAAATGGCGGCGCTCACACGCTAGGCGTGCCAGCCAAAAATTGTGCGATGGTTCTGTTGATGAAAAACAACAGCAGCGCCGGAACGCTGACAACAAGCGGATATACCAAGGTCGATGGTGACGACTTATCGACGACGAATGGCGACGAGTTTTTCCTGTACATCACGCGCTACAACGATGGCAGCACTAGCTTCAGCGCGCTTACCGTGAAGGCGCTGCAATGAGCATTATTCCAATTGTGCAAGGCGGTCACTCCGTTGCGTCGGGTTTCGACACGACGCTTATCGGCAATTCTATCTGGTTGGAAGGTGAACGCACTACGGGACAGTTTGCAGAAGGAACTTGGGGAAGTGAGTCAAATCAAGATCGTTGGATATTTGCAACATGGGTACACCTGTTAAGAGTTGCTGACGCAACAAGCAATAGAAGTGCTTTTTTTGGAAGCGGCACTGCTGCAAATGGCATTTATGTAAGATTTGTTAATTCGCCCGACACAGCAACACTTCAAGTTTTTACCCGAGATAATGCAGGCAATGAAGGTAATATATATAGTACTGAAAAATTCAGAGATTTAACAAGTTGGATACATGTCCTAGTTGACTATGATTCAGCTAATGCTGTAGCCAATGACAGAGTGAGTTTATATGTAAACGGTGTTAGAACCGGCACTACTAACGGCAGTCGACCGGGGCAAAATAACCATGTTAATACCAATGTTTCAGGTCAAACCTTTCGAGTTGGTGCAGACTCATCTACCACCGCTGATTATCGTATGAAAGGTTATTTAGCACAGACAGTTTTCTTAGATAATAAAAGTATAGTAAACGGCGATTTAGCAACAACTGATTTTTTAGACACATTTGCATTCGGAACAAATGGTTCTCAAATTATTCCTAAAGCAGATGCTGATATTATTGCACTGGCAAGTGCCGCTGGTAATAACTCTTTCTGTTTAGATTATTCAAATTCTAGCAGTGGTACCTCTCTTGTAGCTGATGCGAGCAGCAAAGGAAATAATCTGACTACTAGCACGATAGCATCAGCGAACCAGTCACTGCATAGTCCTAGCAAAGTTTATGCTACATGGAATGCACTTGATTCTGCACTCAATGGTCACAACACTGACATGACATTGAGTGATGGTGGCACAGTCACAGAAGATGGTAATGGTGCTTTCTGTCGGTCAACTTTTGCAATTCCTGAAGGTTTGTTTTCATATCGAGTAACTGTTGATGACTCAACGTCAAATCAAATGTTTGGAGTTGCTCTAAACACTGCAACTGATCGAGCAAATGGCAATACGAATCATCCGAATATGTACGCCGTCAATACTGGGAATGGCGAAAAAAATACAAATGGAACTGGGTCTTCCCAGTACAGCGCATGGTCTGATGGCGATACCATGGAAGTATATGTCAGTCGTAGCGGTACAGCATATAAAGTGTGGTATGGTAAAAACGGTACTTTACTAAATGGTGCGTCTGGTTCACAAGGCGATCCATCTGCTGGTACAAATGAACTATTTAGTTTTACGCACACTGGAGATGTATTTTTCTCTGCAGATTATACAAACCCCGGTACAAAGAAGGCGACGACAGATTTCGGACAGCGCGGTTACACGCCTGCCGAAAATGCGTTAACGCTTAGCACACCAAATATCCCATCACCGACGCACCAGGGCATCGATCGCTTCAACACCGTACTATACACAGGAAATGGCACTGCAATCGGCAGCGGCGGCAAGGCGGTGACTGGAACGGGTTTTCAACCGGATTGGGTATGGTTAAAAAACAGAGACGCTGCCGATGACCACGCGCTATATGACATTGCCAGAGGTGTGACAAAGCAATGGGAGTCGAATACAAATACCACCGCAAGTACAGAATCTGAAGGACTTACCACCTTTGGATCGGATGGTTTTACAGTTGGCAGCCTAGACCAAGTAAATACAAACACTGAAGACTATGTGAGTTGGAACTGGCTTGCGTCTAATAGCACCTCAACCACATCACCGGCTGGCACCATAGCCTCCACCTCTTCCGTTTCTAGTTCAGGTCATTTTAGTGTAGGCACTTACACTGGAACTGGTGATGACAACGCTACAGTCGGGCATGGGCTTGGTGGTATTCCAGAGTTAATTATAGTTCGCAACCTTAGTCGAAGCACATTTGGTTTAGTTTGGCATACAGATGGTGGAGGTGCCACACATACAGCGGACTTTGCCGTCACTGCAACTTTCTCAGCGAACTCCACCAAATTTGGTGGAAGTGATGCATCAAATCCCACAGCTAATGTATTTAAAATCGGAACTCATAACGAAATCAATGCGTCTGGTGAAAGTTTTGTGTTTTATGCACTAAGGTCAATCAGCGGCTTGTGCAAGGTTAGCAGTTATGAAGGAAATGCGTCTTCAGACGGAGTTTATATTAGTCTAGGATTTAAACCTCGCTTTTTTCTAGTGAAAAATTTAGATACCGCTGGACAAGACTGGCGCATTTATGACGCAGTCATTGAACCAATAAATCCTAACGATCAGTTTTTCAAAGCTAATGATTCCGCAGCGCAAATTAGCTCAAGCGGCTTCGATTTTTTAAGCGATGGAGTGAAGGCTAGGGATAACAATGCCGGTTTCAACGCAGCCGCAACCTATGTGTACCTCGCCATGGCTGACATCGCAGGCGGTGGCACCTTACCCCCAATATACGGAAGGTAATTAGAAATGATTGCACTAGAAAACGACGGCGCAGTTTCATATCAGGGAGGCTGGACGCGCCGACTACAAGAACTAACTGGCCTGCTTGGCAACAAGCAGCCACCGCTGCCCCATGCGACTGCCGCTGGCACGTTGCGCGTTGTTGAGTACGTCAAGCCGTCGCTGCTCGCATACCAAAGGGATGGCGCGGAAAGCGCCCAGCTTTCTGGTGATGTTTGGAAAATCACGGTCAGCGCGACAGACCTGTCGTTGGATCAAGCCAAGGCGCAGGCCCTTGATGCAATCAGCTCGACAAGGTACGCGGTCGAGACCGGCGGCGTAGTCGTTGCTGCCAAATACTATAGCACTAGCAGGGACAGTCAGTCTGCCATTGCAAGGGCGAGCGGTACTGTTAGCTGGAAGTGCGCTGGCACAGTAACGCGCGACATTAAGCAAGCTGACGGCTCGACGGTTGCAACGGTTTGCGTATCGACACCAGAGTTTGCCGATAGCGACATGGATGCGGTTAAAACAGCCGTCACCGCGCATGTGGCAGCGGCATACGCTCGCGAATCAGAACTGATGACATCCATCAACGCTGCCGACAGCGTTGCGGCGCTACGTGCAATTGACCTGACAGCAGGGTGGGCAAGCGTACCGCCGCCTGATCCAGGCGAGTGATGAAGCTGACAAAAATAGCCGCTCTCGCAGCGGCTTTTTTTATGCTTGCGGCTTGCCAAACGACAGCAGAGCCAGCGCGACAGTCGGTTTCTTCGATACCGCCGCCAGAGATCATGCGGCGAGGTCTTTATCCCTGTTGGAAAGGGCTGCGCCTCATCGACGCCCTTATTGAAGACGACATGAAACCAACTTCGCGCGGCGTCCTGATGCACAAAATAGATCCCAATACGCCGCTCATCGAGTACTGGGAAAATGAAACGCGATTTGCCGTCATCGCGGTTTATCCAAAAAACGAGTTAGTCTGTGCAGTCTTAGTTGGAGACGCCCTCGATGGAACTTGATGCACGGCTTCTTATAACGATGGGCGGGGTGCTTGTATCCGTAGCCAGTAGCTTCGTCGTTGTAAAAACGCGGCTCGGCGAACTCGAATCGGATCTTAAAGAAGCCATTAAAAAACTCGGGCAATTAGATAATCGCCTTGACAAAAATGATACTGCCACCGAACTCACCGGACAGCGTCTTGATGTTATAGCTGGCATGAACAGCGTTTCGGAGCGCGACAAGTTAAGTCGCGCTTTTGAAAAAACTGAAGTGCTTCTTCCTTTGTTAGATGAACGCATCAACCGATTAGAGCATATGCACAACGGCAGACACCCAACGGTTTCTAATGATTAACAAGTTGCGGAAAGATTTACGCCTAGATGAAGGCGTGCGTCATGACATTTACTTAGATCACTTGGGCTTAAAAACAGGCGGCTGCGGTCATTTCATTCGGCCTGACGAACCCGAATATGTACAGCCTGTTGGCACTACCATTAGCGAAAAGCGCGTTGATG